CAGAATATAAGCCCTATACTATACACATTGCACAACTAGACCATGCTGTTTTAGTGCATACCGCACAAGTATCTCGTGGATAAACACGGATTTATCAAATAGATACACATTGATGAGTGACTATAGCCCAGCCTTGTCCAGTAAGACAGAACTTGCTGCAGGCAGGCGGTCGGACGGCTGTTAGATAGGTGTACAGGGGTTAGGAGAGTCTAACTTCGGGCGGCACTTAGCCCCTTTAGCACCGAAAAAAATAAAAAGTCCCCCTCTTACAACGGCAGCTATCGCTCCGGCAGAAAGAAACAAAAAACAAAAAATGTCCAACTCTGTCAGGGGAAGCCTTCTTCAAGAAATGCCCTAAACCACCCTGAGAAATGCCCTAAACCATCAAAAACTACAAAAATGACTGCGGATCGTGGTCGCTCAGAAAAATCCTCCAAAAAACAAAAAGGAGGTTTTTTGTCGTTTTGGACATGTTTTAGGGAAGTTCCAGGGCATGTTTGGGGGATGTTTTCAAGAAAAAATGCCCTGGAAAAAACGTTGAATTTACGGGCTTTTTTAGTAGTTAGGGCATTTAGGGCATATATTTTTGAGTTAAAAAAAGTTTTAAAAAGCGTGTAAGCAAATATAAGGGGAAAAAATATAAAATATAAAAGAACTGAAAAAAACTTGCCCTTTTTGCCCTAATGCCCTGAACAGGACATTTTTTATTTTTGGTGTTCATTTTGCGGGTGACTGGTACACCATCGGAGTACCAACTATATTTCCGGTCATTACGCTACCTGAATAGAGTCATTAAATTTCCGATCATCATGCCATCGGAATAGACCAACTAAATTTCCAGCCAACACGCCACCGGAAGTCACTGCCTTGTCGGAGGGGTTTTGCTCGGCGATAGATACGGATCGGACAAGGCGATGGGTGCGGAGGTACGATGTGACGCCTGCGCATTGTGGCTGGCCGAGCTGATGGTACTGTAAATGTTCATCCGACTTTGACAAAAAGAGCGTGTTCGAAATGTTCGAAATTGGTGTGCTATAATTGGAGTGTAGCAATTAGATGTGGTGCAGCCCAGCGGTCGCATGCGGATTATAACGGCTGCTGCGGACCGCAGGAGTGTAGCAATGTGTGGATCGCATCTTCCAATAGTGAAGAACAGGGAGCGTGATGCTATGTTGGCGTTGAACCCAGAAAGATATCCGACAGTGAGAGTGTACACTGACGGAATGACTAAGATTGAGATTGATGGCAAGCCTATTCGTGGCATTCAGAGAATTAGTTATGATGCATCTGTATGGGAAGTACCAAAGTTTAGCATTGACATGGTTGGCGTGCCTGACCTTGAGATAGACAATGCGAGTGTCATCCTTAATTGCGATCCCATAAAACTTGCTGACGCTGTGAAAATCCTTCGTGAGGCCATCAAGCACAATAACGACATGTATGATGCCTGGGTGGCGTCTGTTAGGAACTGGCTGGAGAATACGCACGAAGTGACAGCATCTGGGCTGGCTAGAGCCTTTGTTGATTGGCTGGCCAACGATGATATCCCGACAAGGCGTGAGGAAGCGGTAGGCACTGTTGCGGATGGCAAAGACGGTGAGCCTACGGACAGAGAAGTGGTAACGGATGGCCAAAGTGTAAAGCCTGCCGACACAGTTTCCTCCTTGTCAGGTGGGTGCAAATGCTTGGAGAAGCAGTAGGGCTGGTCCTTACGACAGATTAGGAGTTGAGATTATTCCCCATGAATTTCTTGAGATACACAACACTATTCCTCAATATCATCCACATCATCGTCCTGCTGTGGTTCGTGACGCCGTTGAAATGGTCGTATGAGCCGGACCGGTCGAGCATAGTGGGATTCGTTGCGATGTTGGTGGCTGTTGGGCTGAATGTGCTGCTACTGATATTCGCTAGATTTTAGATTTGCCCTTTAACCGCTGGCGTTTTCCCTTTCCTTAGCCAGTGGTTATGCCATAAGAACCTTTTTCCTTCATATGTGGATGGGGCCAGCTGCCATGGCCTCATCCTACGCCGATGTAACTCAGTTGGTAGAGTAGTTGCTTTGTAAGCATCCTGTCGCAGGTTCGAATCCTGCCATCGGCCTTGTCCGGTTAACACGGAATGCGCAAGCGTCAGATTTACAATTATTGGAGGAACAAAAAATGTCAGAGAAACTGCTTGTGACGCAGGCCCTTGACGAGAGGAACCTGCTGGTGAAGAAGATTAACGACAAGATCGCAAAAGTGTCGTTCGTTGATGTGGTTCTGAACAACAGGGATGAACTTCTGAACGCTCATACCACTAAGGACGAGTTCTGCGAGGCGGTCAAGTCTGCGTATCAGCAGATTAAAGATCTCGTTACTAGATTCCAGAATATCGATGCTGCCATTGTTGCATCGAATGCCAACACGAAGATCAAGACATCCTACGGCGAGTTTACTGTGGCCGCTGCTATCTCTCTGAGAAACAGACTGCGTGAGAATGGACCATATGGTGATGGTGCTGACTTTGAAGGAGAAATTCTCAAGAAGATGCGCAACGATTATCGCCATCAGGTGCAGGCTGTTGACTCCATGAACAGTGCGCTTCAGCGTTCTGCGGAGAGCATGCGACTCTCCATCCTTGGTAAGGACGGCAAGTCAAAGGATGACCGTCCGCTCGATGTTGTGGATGCATATGTTCGTGAGAATACTGCCATTCTTGTTGATCCGCTGGATATCATGAAGCGTGCGGAGTTTCTTGAAGATATGAGAAGCACCCTTCTCCGTGAGTTGGATACGCAGATTAAGGTATCCAATGCAACGACATACATTGAGTTCTAAGAAACAGTAAGCAACTGCCTGCAATGCGAAAACTTAGAATTTGCCTTCCCCTGTGGCGGGGTTAAGTCACACAGCTATTTCGATCTGATTAATCGAAAGCCTAATAAGGAATAGGACAATTGGCAGTCCACACGACTTTTAATCGTGGTGTTGTTGGTTCGAGTCCAACTTCCAACACAAGGGTATGAGTGCTGGGGCTAGGTTTCCCAGGGCGCATCCGAGTTTTTTAGGTTTTGTATTTTCAGTCTTACGTCAACATTGAACTGTTAACCGTTTTCTCCTTGTTTGGTAAACTGTTACCATTGAACTTTTCTGTAGGCATGGCAACATGCTGAAATCCATGAGAACGGTTTATGGTGTTAAAGGCAATTAACCTTAAGTAATCCGCATGGCTGCGTTGTAGGCAGTTTTTCGAAGTGTAGCTCAGTAGGTTGGAGCATCTGTCTTATAAACAGAAGGTCGATGGTTCAAGTCCATCCGCTTCGACTTTGATCGGTGACTCCCCAGTAAGCCGGTCAGTGTGTGTTCCTCAGGATCACTCGCCACGTACATGCGATCGATAAGGCGGGTGGTCCTGTGAAGCGCATAGCTTTCTCCTTTTATGTTGAGATGGTCTAACCTGGTAGACAACAGAGAGCGTTGAACGGTCCCCCAACACGCCAATGCGATGACCTGCTGATGGTCCGACTCCATCCATCTCAATTTCGTCATGAGCCTAGGTGGCGTACGGTTTCTCTTCATTTTCCGTATCGCTTCCTTGACTGTGATGGGTTTCTCCTAACCCCTGGCTCATCACAGTTGGCAGCCATGATGATTCCTCCAAGAATCGGACCTGTGGTCCTTTGGTCTGCCATGCCACCTAAGCACAAGTGTGTGGCATTTTTGTAGGTACGTTTACAAGAAACGGAGAAACGACCATGAAGAAAACCATGATAGCAATTCCGTGCATGGATATGGTGCATAGTGCATTTATGGAAAGTTTGCTCGGAATGCGCAGAGAAGACTGCATGATAGCCATTGCGAGATCATCCCTTATTTACGATGCACGCAATCTATTGGCACAGAAAGCAGTCAAAGAGGGATATGACAGGATCCTTTGGCTGGACAGCGACATGATGTTTCATGGGGATCTGTTTCACAAGCTGAGTGCAGACCTTGATGAAGGATATGGATTTGTCTCCGGTCTCTATTTCACGAGGAAGGGGCCGGTGAAACCTGTTGTGTATTACGAGACTGGGTACGAAGAACTTAACGATGGTTCTGGACAGTACAAAACCTACACGAAGAGTGTTGATGACTATCCGAAGGATACCATCTTCGAGATTGCAGCCTGCGGTTTTGGCGGGGTGATGATGGAAACATCAATTGTTTCCGAGATGTATAAACGGTTTGGCGCCCCGTTCTTCCCGATATCCGGTTTTGGTGAGGATTTATCATTCTGCAGGCGATGCTCAGAGATGGGAGTGAAGATGTATTGCGACTCCAGAATTAAACTAGGGCATGTATCGCAGTACATCGTTGACGAGGATATGTATCTCTCTGGAGATAAAATTAGGATGTGGGGCTGATGGGCGATCTTGAACGGAACAGAAACATAATAGAGCGGCTTCATCGAACGGACCTGTCAAAGCTGAAGAACCTATCGATGCTGTATGACATGGCCTTGACGGTGAGGGACGATGACCTCGATCTTGCGATACAGGAGATGAAGGTCGTAAAGGTCCGTACCGCACCATTGACCAGAACTGAAGGTGAGGAAGCAACAGAACTGTATTGGAACGCAATGCTGTTCCTGGCGCAGAACCGACAGGTCGAGGAAGGCCTTATTTATCTTGAGAGATACAGACTGCCGGAAGACAGGTTCTACCTACCAAGACGGAAGGTGTTTCGAAAACTGGGTATCACGCAGGCGCTCCAGAGGCTTGTGGATGATGAGATAGATATTCTCACTCTATCATTCCCACCTGGAACGGGAAAAACCACATGTGCCGAGATGTTCCTATCTTTGTGGATTGGATGGGACCCCGATGCATGCAATCTGTTCTCGTCTCACTCCGGTCACGTTACGAGGATGGTGTATGATGTGCTGAATAACATTATCGGCGCAGACTTGAAGAAGGGACAGATACCGGAGTATGCTTGGCGTGAAATCTTCCCGGATGTACCCATCCAAGATGTGAATGCCAAGGAAGAGACCATTAACCTTGGTAAGTTCAAGCCATTCAAATCCATTACCTTCCGAGCAATAGGAGCGTCTCAGACCGGTGTTACTCGTGCTGATGGCCTGCTATACTGCGACGACTTGTGCAGCGGTATCGAGGAAGCACTGTCAAAGCAGAGGCTGGACAAATTGTGGACGAAGTACACCACTGACTTGAAGACCCGTAAGAAGGGTGGCCGTAAAGATCCGAAGACTGGCAGGTATCGTGCAGTCAAGGAGTTGCACATCGCTACGAGATGGTCGGTATGGGATGTAATAGGGAGAATACAGAAACAGTACCTGGACGGTGACCGATGCGAGTTCATCTCTATCCCAGATATTGATCCTGAGACCGGTGAGAGCAACTGGGAGTATGAGTATGGAGTAGGTTTCGACAAGCAGTACTTTGAAGACATTGAAGCGACCTTGGACCCCATCACATACAAGTGCTTGTTCAAGAACCAGCCTGTCGAGCGTGAAGGCCTGCTGTTTGAGCCGGA